TAGACACGGTCGGAACCGCTGGCGGTGGCGTAGGAAAGGGCGGCGGCATCGGTGGTGCTGGGGCCGTCAGCGACGATGACCGCACGGAGGCGGTTGGCGACGGAGACCAGTTCGGTCAGGACACCAGCGGTCTTGGTGAAGCCCGGAGCGACGAGGATGCGGGGCTGGACGCCGAGGATGGACTCGGCACCGAGGAAGACCTTGACGCCCGAGTAGGTGCCGTTGGTCGCGACGCCACCGATGATGTTGGAGATCGTAGCGGCGGCATCGTTGCCTTCGGCCACGCGCACGACGACGACGACCGCACCAGCCTGGTCATAGATGCCGTCGATGGCGGCGGGGATGGTGCCACTCGTGCCGAGCTTGGCGACGAGCGTGGGCTGGTAGCCAGCGAGCAACACCGGGGTGTTGAGCGGGAAGGCCGTGGCGTCGGCGGTCGGGGCGGTGCCGATGAGGCCGATGACGGAAGAGGCGACCGTGCGGATGGCACGGGCACCGCTGGTCACTTCGATTACTTCAACACCGTGGAGGAACTGTTCGGGCATGGTCGTTGGGTCTTAAGATGTGTGAGGGGGAAGTTTACCCTCGGAGCCTTGGGTGGTCTTGTGCGGTTGCTTCGCCCGCATGAAGCGAGCGACGGCGACGCCAAGGAACAGGAGCCCGGCGGGCCACGCATAGGAAGGTTCCGGCACGGCTTGCGGCGTCCAGGTGTTGAAGTCTTGGGAGATCAGGGTCGAGCCCACGATGCTCCCGACCACCGGGCGGATGTTGGCCTCGTTGAGGTTGATCTCCACGTTGCCTCCGGGGAGGGTGAGGACATCGGTAATCTGGCCCATCCAGACCTGACCATACATGGCCGGGTTCGCATTGGTGGAGTTGCCGAAGTCGATGAACAGATAAAGCGGTCCAGCGTTGACGGTCGGCGTCCCGTTGGAGCCGAACAGGGAACGCCCCACGCCGAAGTGGTTGGCCTCAAACCAGCCCGTCCACGAGACGTTGACGGGGTTGCCCGTCCATTCCTGGAGCGGGTGATATCTCGGCTCATAGCCGACGTCCCATTGGACGAGCGCAAGGCCTCCAGTATCGAAGCGGTCACCGAAGGGGGTCTTCAGTTCGAAGTCCTTGCCTGTGATGGTGTAGTTGGTCGAAGCCATAAATCAGCCCCCGGTGGGGGATGGGTCCACTTGGTTCCTATGCACGGAGTCCCCGACCTTCTGGATGATGGCGTCCAAGGCCGCAGGGCCAGCGGGCGGGGGCGGGCCGGGCGGAGGGGGAGGCGGTGCCCCGTTGGACTTAACCGCCGCCTGGATCTCCGGCGAGGGAGGCAGGGGCATGACCTTGGGCGGAGCCGAGGGGGCTCCGTCCTTGCCAGCCGCCATGCTGAGCTGCTGACCGGGCTTGACCGCCATCGGGCCAGCACCGCCGGGCATCTCGACCTGGACCAAGCCGCGAGCGCAGCCGACATTGAAGACCGCCGTGCCGTCGGGGTTGCGGCGGAACTCCACGGCGAACACCGTGCCCTTGATGCGGACCGTGCCGACGGGCGTCTTGAGCGAGTAGACCGAGTCGGGCACGAGCTTCTTCACGTCCCCGATGACCTTGCCCCGGATGACTTCGATGTCGGTGATGGAGGGGCTGGACTCGCGGATGCTCTTGCCGTCGGGGCTTGGGGCGATGGGCTCACCCGTCAGTTTCAAGGTGTGGACAACGACCTCGGCCTCCGGGGTGATGGTTAGTTTGGAGCCGTTGCCTAGCCACAGGACGGCGTTTGACTCCTTGGAGGTGGCGATGGTCGCCTCGGGCGTGAAACCCCCGCCCAGCGTCAAGGCAGACCCCTTGGCGGTGGCTTGCCCCTTGAGGTCGATGACGGTGATGGGGCCGTCCGTCGCCCCGGCCATGAGGAAGGCGGGCAGGATGAGGACGAGCCAACGCATCAGGCTGATCTCCTGAAGCGGATGAAGACCGCCACGCCCACGAACAGAGTCCCCACGCCCAAGGCCCAGCCGATGTCGCGGACCATCTTGAGGGCCACGGTGGCCGAGGAGAGCTGACCCTCCAGCTTGACGTCATCACTGCGGATGCCCGCATCCGTGATGAGGAGGGCCATCGTGTTGCTGTCCTGGAACGACGCGAGGACGAAGCCGGAGATCCATGCGCACGCAGCGGCGGTGATGGCCGAGACGACCACCAGAGCCACGACCGCAAAGAGGAGATTAGCATCCCCGCTTGGCTGGCTTACGCTTGGCTTTGGGCTTTGGGCTTTCTTTCGCATTGGTTTTGACCTCTCCGATTTCCTTCTCTGCACGCTTCTTCGCCCACGCCATCAGCCAGTCGAGGGCCTCCGGGCTTGCGTAGCCGATTGCACCGATGGCACCCATACGGAGGCCGGGGCTCGTGATGTAATCGTTCAAGGCGTAGCCAGCGATGGCGGCTGTAATCCCAGCGGCGAGCACCCGGCGGATTACCCATCCAGGCGATACGGGGGTGGTGCTGAGGAGAAGCCTCGATGTCATGGCGAGGCCACCGATGATGGCAGCGACGATGCCGCTTTTCGCTTCGGGCGGAAGGTCGTCGAGGTTCACCGGGGCCGCACTCACTTGCTCAAGGGGTTGGGGGGAGATTGATGTCGGTGCCCTTCACCTCGGCGATGGGCTTCTTGTGGAAGCGTTCCCAGAACAAGTAGAGGCCGATGCCGACGAACAGGGCGATGGACGAACCAGCCACCCAAGGGAACCACTCGCTGTCCAGCATGTAGGGCACGGCGGCGGCGAACGCTCCGGCCAGCATCAGCGGGATGCCGATGCGGACGGAGGCGAACGCGCACGCGAGCGCACCAGCGGCCACGAGCCCGGCACCCGTCAGACTGAAGATGTTCCGGCTGGCCTCCTTCTTGACCCGCTCGATCTCGATGCCGAGCTCCTTGATGCGGGCGTCCTTGAGATCAGAGACCCGCTTCGCCTCCTTCTGGTCGGCTTCCATCTTCGCCCACGAGGCGTCGATGCGGGCGAGCAGTTTCTTGCCGTAGGCTTCCGCTTCGGCGTAGGCCTTGGCGTCCTGAGCGTTCGCACGTTGGCGTGCGTAGGCGACGTCCGCAGGGCTCGGGACAGGCAAATAGGACAAGGCCACCTTGCCTTCGGCCTCGACCACGGCTGGCTTGTCCTTGTTCTCGACCGCCACCGTCACGGCGGCGGCGACGCGACCATCCACCTTGTCCATGTCGCTTCCGACTTTGGACATGACTGCACCGTCGGTCGGAGCCTCCGGCTGCTTAGGCAGGGGCTTATCGAAGACGGAGCATCCAGCCAGGAGCAGGAGCAGGACAAGGCAGACGTGCCGCATCGGTTAGCGGGACTTGAACTTGGCGTAGAGGGCCTTGGCCTTCTCGACGATGCTCAGGCCTTCAGCCTTGGCGGCTTCGGCTTTGCGCACGTTGTTGACGGCGATGAGCCACCCGGCAATCAGACCGAGGGCGAACGAGATGATGATGGAGTATAGCATGAGGTAGAGTTCCAGTTTCAATGTTGGTTAGGAGCGGATGATGTAGGAGAGGGCCATGAAGGGCTGCATGTTGTTGTGCGCAGCACCGCCGCCAGTGCTCGACGAAAGGCCGACGCTTGCTGGGTTGGCCGTTCCGTTCAGGTCGTAGGTGCCGTTGGAGCCGGTGCTGTTGTCCATCGCCACGTATTGCGACGCCGTCACGTTAGGCGAGCCAACGCTAGTTGCGTCGGTGTTGGCAATGAAGTGCTGGTGCGCAGGGATCTCGGCGGTCGAGAGCTGATGCACTTCGGCACCGCCCGTCTGGCCTCGCGTGCGTGCGGACAGGCCCGAGCCCGTGCCCACGCCGATGATGGCACGGCCACGGAGATCAGGAAGGTTGAAGGTGGACGAGCCATCGCCCGCACCGAAGGTCGTGCCGACCAGGTTGAACAGGTTGACGTAGGTCGAGCGGCTGACCGCAGAGCCATCGCAGAGAAGCCAGCCCGCAGGGGCGGACGTGGCGACGGTCGGCAGGATGGTGCCGGTGAGCCCGGCGTAGATGTCGAGTAGTTGAGACATAAGTAGAGGGTCAAGAAAGGATCTCCGGCTTGAAGGACTTGAGGGCGTCGAGCTCGTCGGGGAGTTCGATCTTGGTCACGTCACGCAGGGCTTGCTTCTGGGCGGCGATGCTCGCCTGGGCGGCGACGTCCCCGGCCTCCAGCGCACGCACGAATGCGACGTCGAGGGCTTCCAGCAGGGGCTTGCGGGCGACACGGAACTGCTCCCGCTTAATGCCCTTGGCCTTGTCGATGTTGATGCTGATGCTCATTCTGCGGAGTATTCCCAAGCGGCACGGAAGGTGCGGTCGGAAGGGATGGTGTCGGCCTCGACGATGCGGAACGGGACGCCAGCGGGGACGTCCTTGGCGGCGATCTCCTCGATGGTCAGGCCGCAGTCTGGAGCCGGGATGATGATAGCCACGCCGCCTTCGGGCGTGGGGTAGATGATGCGAGGGTTGTTCATGGTTTATCCGGGTGGGGGTTAGCGGAAGAAGGAAAGGTGGACTTGTGTGCAGTCGTATCCCGTCCCGCCGTAGGTGGTGTTAAACCGAAATGCGCTGGCGGTTTGGGTAAGGGTTCCGAAATTACCCACAGTAATTGCGACGGTGAAAATGGCTTCGGCAGCGAACCCGGAGACAGCGTAGTTGGCGTCAGCCAATGCGGTCGTGAAGTTTACGGTGTAATTTCCTGCGGAGTTGTCCGTGATGGACGAGACGTTGTAGGACGAGCGGATGGCGACCGTGCCCGTGCCGTTGAAGTTCACCCAAGCCTTCACGCCGTTCGCAAGGCCGGGGGCATTGACCGTCCCGTTGAGGGTGGTCGTCGATGTGCCAGTTGTGCTGCCGATGGCGATGTTGGTCGTGGAGCCAGCGACGCCAGCCGTGCCGATGTTGAGCGTCTTGGTCGCACCCGAGATCGTGGCACCCGTGCCAAGGTTGTAGGTCGAGGCCGCAGTGCTAGTGCCAAGCGAGAGGGTCGGTGCGGCGAAGGTATGCCCGGACGTCCACGTAGTCGTCTGTCCTTGCAGGGCGATTTGTTGGGACGAGCCGTTGATGCGGGTAAAGATGCCGGAGGTCGTGGTCCAGACGTCGCCGTTAGCGAGGCCAGTCGTCGGAGCCACGCCATGTGGGAGGCGGATGCCAGCGGTCGTAGTGGTCGATGCGACCGTGTTGACTAGGCCCGTGAACGTGGCCCCGGCTAGGTTGGCCTTCAGGGCGAGCGCACTGGTGAGATCAGTTTGTGAGCTGAGGGTCCCGGAAATCCCGCCCCAGCTTGCGGTGGCCGACCCGGCAATGTTCACCACGTCCCCGGCGTCCGTCTTGGTGAAGACGGCCCCGGTGCTCGTGTTGATTGCCAACTCGCCCGTGACCAGGGAGCCAGCACCGGGGGTGGTTGTCCCCCGCTTGTGTCGGATGGTGTTTGCCATAACGGCTTACAACCCTGCCTTAGAAGGTGCCGCCGTCAATCGTGACTCCGTCGAACGTCGTGAGGTTAGTGATGGAGCCGCCAGTGATGGCGACACCAGAAGCGGCCTGAGTGGCGATGGAGCCCAAGCCCAAATTGCCACGGGCGGCGGCGGCGTCGACGAGATCAGAAAGGTTGGAGGCCTTGGCGAGCTTCGTGCCGATGCTCGTGCTGATGGTCGTGGCGAAGTTGGCGTCGTTGCCGAGGGCGGCGGCGAGCTCGTTGAGGGTGTCGAGCGCAGCCGGGGCGGAGGACACCAGGTTGGAGACAGCCGTGCCGACGAAGGCCGTGGTGGCGAGGCTGGTGTTGCTGGTGCCAGCGGTCTGAGTGACGCCAGTCGTGCCCGTGGGCAGGGAAGGCGTGCCGGAGAAAACCGGGCTCGCGAGGCGGGCGATGGTCGCGTCGGCGGAGATCGTGACGGTCGAGCCAGCAGTCGAGGTGCTGATGCCAGAGCCAGAGGCGATGGACGGGGTCAGGCCGTCGACGTAGCCCTTGGTCACGGCGTGACCAGCGGCGGTCGGGGTCGGGACGATGGGGCTGGCAGAGAAGGTCTTCGTGCCGCCGATGGTCTGGGCGTTGGTCTTGTCGACGAACTCGCCCTTGCCGCCGATGGCGACGACGGACGTGGCGGAGCCGCCAGCACCGCCCGTGCCGACGCCAATGAAGAGCTTGTCGCTCTGTTCCGAGTAGGCGAGCTCGGCGTTCTGGAGGGTGGTCGGAGCCGCCGTGGAGGTGGACCGCTTGATGCGTAGGGTGTTAGCCATGTGTGTGAGTCTTTATGTGGGGTTTAGAAGTTGCCGCCGTCCACCAGCTCGACGCCGGGGCGGTTGCGGAATTGGTTGGATGAGTAGACCAGGACGTCGCCGTCGGCTGGGGCCGTCACGGTCACGTCTTGAAGGTCGCCGACAGAGAAGGCAGAGACGTCCCCGGTGTCGCCCTTGGGTCCAGGAGGACCGGGCTGGCCGACCTCCACGAGGACAGTCTCGGTGAGCAGCGGATGCCCGGCGTAGATCTCGAAGGCCAAGGGCGTCCCGCCGATGGTTTCGACCTCGACCGTTCCAAGGCTAATCTGCTCGACCTCGATAATCATACAGGGACCGTGACGGAGGTGATGACCCGAACAGGTCGCTTCTCGGTGTGGACGGAGATGCCGTCCTTGATGACCAGGCAGTCCCACTCGGCGAAGGCCTTGGGGTCGTCGGCATTGGCTCCGCCCTGCCACTTAGCGGTCACGGCGGACTCGATGCGCACGAACCAGCGGGGACTCGGCTGGGTGTCGAAGGTGACGGTGGCCGGGAAGCGTTTGCCGTCAGAAGTCTTGACCATCGACGTGATGACGTAGCCAGCCAACGAGGTCGGGGCCGTGGTGCTGGCCTTGAAGCCGCACTTGAGCTGGAACGTGTCGCCTGTCGCGAGGGTAATCATCAGGGGCGGGCGGGCCAGACGACGGCGTCCGGCGTGGCGAAGGTTTCGGTGATGTCGCGGAGGGCCTCGCGGTAGGTCGCCCAGGCGGCCTTGTCGACCGGGGCGTCGGCGAGCTGGGTCCAGTCAGAGGTCGACAGGAGGGCGTTCCGCTTGGAGCGCACGTCGTCCCAAGTGAGAACAGGGGCCGCAGGGGCCACCGCCTGGGGAAGTCCCTTCTTGTCAGCGACAATGGCCTTGCCGGAGGACTGCTCGGCGAGCAGCTCGTCGTGGCGTTCCTTGCTGATCTCCACGCAGTCAGAGGGCACGGCCTCGCCGTGGATCTCCGGGTCGTAGAAGCCGCCAGTGGTTTTGGAGTAGAGCATGAGATTAGTATCCGATGGCGATGTATTTGCAGACGCCGACGTAGTTCGTGAAGATGCCGAATTGCGAGAGCGTCGTCCGCCCAGCAGTGGTCCAATCAATGTGACCAAGCTCGGTGCCACCAGAGTTCGCCCCGTCAATAGATGAGTCGGCGAAGACCATAGCGTTGGGGAATGCGATGGGCAGGGTTACGATCTGCGAAAGAGATGTCGATGCGTTCGCAGTGAACGTGCCCCACTGGATGATGATGCCGCTCGGCAGGACCTGATAACCGCTTGCGGCCTTGAGGCTGGTGCCCTCGGCATAGGCCTTGGTTGCGGCTTGGAGGGCTGACGTCGGCGCACCCGAAAGGGTGAGCAGACCCGTCATCGTGCCGCCAGCGGTGGCGACGTAGGACCCAGCCGCCGCCGTCGCGATGGTGCCAAGGCCGAGGTTAGTGCGGGCCGTGGCGGGGTTCGTAAGCTCCGATAGGTTGTTGAGCTTGCTGAGGTAGTTGAGGGCGGCGGCGGGGTCGTTCTGGACGGCGAGCACCTTGGAGCCAGCAGGATAGGACTGGGCCAGCGTGAACTGGGTCGCCGTGTTCACCGTCAACTGGTTGTGGCGGAGGCGGATGCCTTCGATGTAGACCGCCATCCCGGTCGTCGTAGCCGTGGAGAGGTTCACCACGGTCTGCGATGCGGCGAGCGTCTGGATCTCCTCGACCACGTCCACGGTGATGTTCTGGGCGGCGAGAGGGTCGGCCCATTCGGTATCCCCATCGGCGTTGGACACCTTGCGGAGGATCTGGCCCGTAGTGCCGCCGGGGATGAGCGCACCGAGGGAGAAGTTGGCGTTCACCCAGGAGCGGGTCGCGATGTAGAAGGACGGGTCGACGACGAGGTTGATGGCCCCGACTTGGTCCACCTGAGCGTAGATGCGGACGACCATCTCGCGGGCCGAGCCCTCGGCGACCGTGGGCTTGTAGACCGAGCCGATGTTGGCGACGGCGATGAGGGAGCCGGTGCCGTCGAACAGGCCGAGCTCGCGGGCCGTCCAGCCGCCGACGTTGGCGGCGATGACCGCTTCGAAGATGACCTGGCTGGAGTTCTGCGGGTTGACGGAGATCGAGCTGACGTTGGTCCTATACACCTCACGAACAAGCGCAGTCTGGCTGACGGCGGGCGTGGTCGCGTTGCCGTTGCCGTCGCCGATGGCGATGTGGGTCGCGTTGACCGGGGTGCCGCTTGCGATGGCGGTGGCGAGTTTAGCCTGACCGAGCGTGGTGATGAGACAGTTGAAGGGCATGGGTTTTTAAGCGGGTTTGACTTCGATGAGCACGCCGTCGCACTGGGCGGACAGGATGCTCATGGCGTTGTGCCGGATGAGGGAGTCGATGGACAGAAGGTGGGAGCGGGCGTTCTTGACCTTCAGGGCGATGGTCTGGGCTTGCGTGTAGGCCTCGTTGATGGCGGCACCGCTGGTCACGTCGATGCCGACCCGAAAGGTGTAGGCCGTCCCGGTCTGGTCGTTCACCACGCACTCGTAGCCGATGGCCTGGAGGGCTCGCTTGAGCGCACCGATGGTTCCCTTCACGCGATGGACGGCGATGCTGTCGGCGATGGCCTGTCGCTTCTGGTCTTCAGTCCAGGCACTGCTCCAAGGGTCGACGGCGAGGGACCAAGCGAGCCAAGGGAGGACGCCAGCGGGGCAAGTGAACGGGCCCCACAAATCACCCACCGGCACGGGCACGGCCCCGGCACGAGCAGCCGTCAGGGACAGCGCACGTTCCTGCTTGGTGGCGTTGATGGGAAGGAGGTCGCTCATCCCAAGGTCAGCGTGATGGCGGTGCAACGGCCCGCTTGCGTGGGCGTGATGTCGAGGTTGGCGGAGGGCGAGGTGAGCACGACCTTCTCGACGCCGGGCTGGTGCAGGGCGGCGTAGATGCCGGACAGGTTCACGTCGGCTCCAATCTTGAAGCGGGCCGTGGCATAGGTCTGAGCGGCGGTCTGGCAGTTAGCCAGGACGACCGAGGAGTCGGGGCCGTCGTTCACGAAGATGGTCGCCGTGATGGCATAGGTCACGATGCCAGCGGCTTGGACCGTGACGTTGTCCGTCAGGGGGCGGACGTCCTCGTTGTTGAGCTCAGCACTAACGGCGGCAAGTTCCCCTGCGGTCGGGACGCCGTTGTTGTTCACCGAGAGGACGGTCACTTGGACGGAACCCGGCGTGGGGCTCAGGACGGCGACGTCCTTGATGGTCGCCACCTTGAGCGCATGGAAGACATAAGCCCCGACAGGTCCGGCGGTGCTCAGGCCTTCAAGGGAGAGCTGCACACGGAAGCGGAGATCAGTGTCCGACTCCATCACTGCGGCGACGGGAGGCAGGGCGTTCGGGTTGGCAGGGGTCAGCGTCTTGCGGGTCACGCCGAACAGGGCCGCAATCTGGTCGAGGTCAGCACCTACAGCGTAGGCCAGCATCACGCTCTTGGCGGCGTCGTTCACCCGGGCACGCAGGAGCGTCTCGCGGTAGGCGGCGACCTCAAGGATCTTGAAGGCCGGGTCGGACTCGACCAGGGCGGTGAAGGCAGGGTCGCGGCTCTGGAGGTCGGCGACCATCTGGGCGAGGATGGTTTCGAACGACAGCACCTCGACCACGGCGGGGGCCGGGAGCGTGCTGAGGTCGATGGGGGTGAGGGTTGCCATTAGATGACGATGCCGTTGAGGGTGACGGACGAACCGCTGGGCAAGTAGCGAGCGGTCAGGTTGATCTCAATCTTGCCGGGCTCGGCCTTCTCAACGCGCACGGTCTCGACCTTCAGGCGGGGCTCCCAAGTGCGCAGGGCGGTGGCAGTCGCGGTGATGATCTCAACGACCGTGGACTTGTTCATGGGGGCGTCCACCAGTTCGAACAGACGGGAGCCGTAGTCGCGACGCATGACCCGGGAGCCGACTGGGGTGCTCAGAATGTCTCGCACGGACTGACGAAGGTGGTCGAGTCCGGCAAGCCCCTTGCCCGTGCTGGAGTCCATGCCTCGCATTGAAGGGGCAGTTTACGGACAAGGGGCGTTTTGGTCTTGTGCGGTTACTTCGCTCAGAGGGGCGTCGAGGTCTGCGAGGAGCCGCCCTGGACGCCGCCGTGGCGGTGCGTGGCGAGGCTCTTGCCTTGGGCGACGAAGTCTCCCGAGGTCGTCCATGTGCCCGTCGATGAGCCGCTCCCGCCAGTGTGCGTGATGTTGCCCGTGAGGGCGATGGTCGGGGCGACGATGGTCGCTTGCGTCCCGGCCTCTAGGCGGGCCACCGAGCCAGCGGACACCGTGGCGTTGCCGTCGGCCTCGACCAGGGCGTTGCCCGTGGCCGAGATCGTGGCGTTGCCGTTGACCGTCACCGACAGCGAAGAGCCCGAGGGGGGGAGGTCAAGGGTCAGGGTATGGAGCGCACGGTCATAGGTCGCCGTGGAGCCGTCCTTGAACAGCATCTTGGCGACGTCTGGGGACGTTGAAGGGGCCGGGTGGCTGGTCGTGTATACCCCGCCCAGCACGAAGCCCGCAGCGAGCTCGCCAGAGGGTGCCAGCACGATGACCTGTTCGCCCACCTCGGGCGGGTGCCACGTGCTGTCATAGCCAGCCTTGCAGGAGATGAACGGCAGGGGGGCCGTCAGGATGTCCCCGATGGTCACCCGGCAGCGGGCGTTCGGGAGATCCACTGAGGCCACCTTGCCGACCTTGATGAGGTTGGCTTGGCGGCGTTGGAGGTCGGCGAGCTGCTGGAAGTTCATGGGGCGGGCGGAGCGAGCTTGATGTAGTCGGAGAGGTGCGCAGCACCCGTCAGCGGGTCGATGCCCAGCCAGACCTCGGTCGGCATCACGCCCGTGGCGTCCCAGACGCTCGTGCCGAGGTAGGCGGGCGTGTGCCGCCACATCACCCTCATGCACTCATACTCGCCAGCGGCGTCCCCGGCGAAGGTGTCGGGGTCGGCGGACATGGGCTTGGCCGGGCCGATGGGCTGGCCGAACCGCTTGTCCTTCAGCCAGGACATCACCGAAGCCGCGAGAAGGCGGGCGGCGAGCTTACCCGTGCCCTTGTAGGACACCACGCAGTAAGCGTTGAAGGTGAGGGCCGTGACCACTTGGTCGGTGCCGACGTCGTCCGGCTCCGCCACCTCGATGGCGTCGAGCTCGAAATAGACGGCGGGGGTCTTCACCATCTCGCCCGGGCGAGGGTAAGCCCCCACGTCTTTGAGGGCGGTGAACTGCGCACGGATGGCGGCGGTGATGTTGGTGTGGAGGACTGCTAGGTCCACCTGTGGGGTGTTGCTCATTTGCGTTCGAAGAGGGTGCGTGGTTTGATTGTGCCGCCCAGAGCGGCTTGGCTGCTTCCGATCTCGTTCCCGCTCATGCGGTCGACGTAGTAGAAGAATCGTTCCATGAAGTAGTCCGACACCTTCGGTTCGAAGGTCGAGGCGAGGAAGGCGGCGGCTTTGTGCTCCACGTCGAGCGACTGCTTCTCGATGGGCAAGCGGGCGTCGCCCTTACGCTTGAAGACGTGGCCCTTCAGCTTGTCGGAGATGAAGCCCTTCATCACGATGCCCTTGCCTTGCGTCTGGACGCCGCCCTCAAGCTGCTTGGGCTTGAGGTATTTGAGCGAGACGGGGTTGATACCATACCAGATGCGGGCCGTGGCGAGCGCACCTTCGAAGGTCATCATGCGACGCTTCACCTTCACTCGCTTACGCATCGCCGGATAGGGCACGTTCAACTCACGGCCCAAGTCCTTGGCGGACTCCTTGTTCGCCCAGGAGGCGGTGTCCATCGTGGCTAGACGGACGGCCTCCTTCAGCTCCTCCATCGTGATGCCAGCCCACTCCTTGACCTTGGCGAAGTCGCTGAAGTCGAAGTCCAACAGACCACGATTGGCGAAGCCGGGCTCGTATCTGTTGCCTTGGACGCCCACGGCTTACTGCTCCTCGTGCGCGAGCGTGACCGTCGAGAGGCCTGTCCCCTCGGGCTGGACTTGGATGAGGGAATACTTCACGCCGGAGATCAGGACGAGCATCCCTCGGTAGTCGTTGGGCACCTTGAGGAAGGCCAACTCGGAAGACCGACAGGTGAAGCGGGGGGCGGTCGTGTCGAGCACGGCCTCGCCGAGGTCGGCGTTGATGAAGGCGTTGTCGAAGTAGCCCTGCACCAGGCGGTCACCGCCCGGGGCTTTGAACGTCACACGCTGGGCGTCGAGCCCGGCGAAGAACGGGGAGAGGTCCTCGGCCATTTACTTGCTGCCCTTCTCGGGCTTGGCCTTGGGCTCCGGCTTGGGCTCTTGGATCTTGGCCTCCTCGCGCACGACGGGCACGGCTCGCTCCATGTTGATGAGATCACGGGCAGCGAGGTCGCCCAGCTCGACGACCTCTCCGATGAGGTGCGGCTTCCCGGCGATGTAGCAGTTGGAGATAATCTTGATTTTCATGCGTTGGTTTCCTCATAAAAACAAAGAGGGCCGGACAGTCAATGTCCGGCCCTCGCGGGTGCTATGAACTAGACCGATTAGACAACCGGCTTCGAACCGACCACGAACGACTGCGCACGGCGGACAGCGAAGTCGACGTCCTGCATGACGACGATCTTGAGCTGGCCCTTGTCGGAGCCGGTGTAGGGGTCGACCATGACTTCCAGACCGCCCCACATGCCGACGAGGAGATCAGAGAAGTTGCCGAAGAAGATGTCGCCATTGGCAACCTGGTTGGTCGTCAGGGCGTTGTAGCCGTTGACGGTGTTACCCTGTTCCCAGATGGTGTTCATCGAGGCGTCGGCGAACTTCTTGGTGCTCTTGGCGTAGCCACGGAAGCCAGCGTTGGCGATGTAAGCCATCGAGTCGACGTCGGCGTTCTGGAGCGCGACAGCGGTTTCCATCTCGACCAGCTCGGCGAACGTGGGGTTCGCACCAGCGAAGGTCTTGAGGCCGATGCCCGAGGTGGACTTGATGCCGACCGGGGCGTTGGACAGGCCGTCGCCGTAGAAGCCAGCGTAGTCGAGAGCCAGAGCTAGGTCGCGGGCGAGGTTCTCGCGGACGAGAGCTTCGATGCCGAGGCTGGACTGGTTCAGGAGGCGGCGGGTGATGGCGGAACGAGCAGCCAGGGTCTTCGCACGGAGCGAGACGAGGCCGAAGTTCACGTCGGTCGCCGGGGCGGAGTCGTCTTCACCAATCCACGAGGCCGTGGTCTTGGAGGTCTGCTTCGGGATGTCCACGTTACCGACGAGGCCGGCGAGCATGGTGGCATTCTGGAGCAGGACGGCCTTGTTGCGGAGGACGTCGATGAACGAGCCAGCGAGGAGATCCGTCGCGACCGTGTTCTTACCGTCGCCGGTGTAGCCCGTGGTGTTCTTGGCGTTGGAGATGATGTTCGTGCCACGGACGCTCAGGACGTCGTGCGGGATGAGCGTGCCACGGGTCTGGCGACCAGCAGCGGCGGCGGAGCAGACTTCGAACTCGAAGGCGGCGTCCTTGCGGGCGGCGACGTCCTGCGGCTCGGAGA